TTAATTCTAATCCAGTGATTGTAAATGAATAGTTGGCAACCAAAGTGGTGCTTGCCCCTGATCCATTTCTGACTGAGATATTGGAGACACCACTACCACCATCTATGTTAATAGTTACTGCTCCACCAGAATCATTATAAATAACTTCATTTCCAGTTGAGCCATCAGAAGTAGCGTACCCACTTACCCACAAATTAGTTAATGTATAAGAATTACCTGCACAAGCAGCGGTTAAGCGTATGGCATGATTTGATCCATCTGATACAAAGGTACAATCATCGACATTATCGGGATTGTCACATAATAAAGAAACAGCATCGGTACAGTTACTAAAGGTACAACCATCTAAATCTGCTCCGGCTTGAGTGACTTGCCCACATCGTCTAAACACACCACCACTAATAGTAGTGTTTGAATCAAAGACAAAAGTGGACATATCAATAAATGAGCAATCTGTTAATACAACAGTTGCATCATTTGTGGTGATCCATCTCCCTTTTGAAGCATTGGTAGAAGGTTCAAGACAGATAAACTGAAAACCTGTCATTTCAATATTTGATGAAGTATTTACTATTTCAACGGTGTTAAAATTAGCAGTTACTTTTGGACACCATTGAATAAATATAATTCTATTGGAATCTCTGAAGTCAACAGGATTAGAAGCAGATCCTAATTGCATTAAACCTTTCCAAAGGTAGCCTCCTGCAACTGCTTGAATTAATCCCCACCTATTATTAATACTGTCATTTTGTGCAGCAAATCCAGCAATGGTAGCATAATTGGCACTTTCCCCATATTCAAATACAGCATCCCCTCTACCATACCGAATTACATCAACAGCATGTGGTTCACCTTTTCCGATACCTGTCGTGGTTTTGGCAGCAGCACCAACTATTTCTTCACCAGATCCAGCATAAGAACCGCAAGAGTCATCCGGTGAAACAGTTACATTGACTACATGATTTTGCCATCCGAGATAAAGACCAACTCCAACATCATTACCCCCGACAGTCCATGCATAAAAGGAATTAACGGCATCTCCAACGAGTACCATCAAACCATCATTTGCATAAGAGTCAAAATTAGGATTCGCAAATAACTGCCAAACAAAATAAGCCCCATCGGTTCCATGACCACCAATAGATGCACCATTGTCATAACCTAATGAAGCATATCCGGTTTTAGTACTGGTACAGGTTTGCGTTACGGCATAAGTATTTTGAATAAAAGGCCAGTCAGCATCAGCCCCTTGTGGAGATCCTTGTATATTAAAATCAAATCCATTAGTAGAAGTTCCAGTAAATTCTACCCAACTACTATTGGATTCTGCTTGATCTAATGTGGATAAATTAGTAGTATAGCTTGGTGCTGTCATTATTATACTCTCTTAATTTCTCTTGAATGAATTGCCAAACTTGATCTCCATTAGCACCTTTAGTTAAACAAATTTGTGGTTTACCTTTAAATGTTTGTAAAACAGTTGAGCTTCCACTATTTTGAAATGCTCTTATTTGTCCTATTATCAAATCATCAATTATATAATTAGGATCAAGAGTTCCAAAAATAATATCTTCACTTAAATTTTCAAAAATAATATGACATTTATCTGGTCGCATATCTGCATGTGCGTTGTTATCAAGTCGCCAGGAACAATTAAAGTTCCTACAATCCTCCGGTCTGTTATCATAGATATTGCAACCTACAGTCAAATTGCAATTAGGACAACGTTCCAAAGGAGGGCTTTGCTTATCTCTTATCTCAAGTAATACACAGCAAAGAGTACATGAACCACATTCTTGCATTAAAATTTCCTAATGAATATTATTTTTGAAAACTTAAATAAAAATTTCTTTTTTGATAAGGGGGATCTTCTATTAACGCACTCATTGAATAGTTAATAGGACGATCCCCCTCTATTGGTGGAGAAAGGAGGTTCACCTAATTAAAAATTAGGCAGAGGAAAATCCACCAATGCGGAATAATTGATCACCGGAAACTCTTTGGTCATCAATCAAGGCCATGAAACGACAAGCATAGACTCTCTGATTGTCAGTGGTAAAAGCGATTTCAACCGCACCACCAACGTTCGGAGCAGCATTGTAAATCTGATAAATTTCAGATCCATCAATCGGTTCAAGCACAAGCTCACCTGTGGTAACAAGCTCACCAACAGGTTTACCAAAGGTAAGGTAAGTGGTTTCATCCACTGCGGAAGCAAACAGCAATTTCAAATTAGCAAAAGTAGATTCGGTCATATTGACTGTCACTTCCATAACCAAACCTGCATCCAAAACCCGCAACGGAGTATCCCCGTATTGATCGGATTTCAATTCGTAGGTATTTTGCGTAATTGAAACGGTAACACCACCAAAAGTATGCCCTACGTGTGTTCCTGCAAAATAAACGTAACAGGGGCCAATTGATATGTTATCCGAATCAAAAGAAAGCGGAAACTGTGGCATAATAAATTCCTCCCTAAATAGTTGTTAAAGTTTGACAGTTCCTACATTTAAAATGAATTTTGTCTACTTGACGATAATTACGATCATAATAGCCAATAATAAAATTGCATGTATCCCCAGGTTTTTTATCAAGTGGTCTCCCACATTTTGAACAAAATCCCTCATGCACTATTTTATGTCCATCACTTCCGTAATCAAGATCTTCACAAAATTTACAAGATTTAATTTTACCCTCACAAACCACTCGTATCAATCGATACTTGTACTGATCAACCACATTAACCGCCTTTTACTTATGATCGTTTAACTACATTTGAAAAACTGAAAGAAACAGTTTTAACATATATAGGATTTCCTGCATCTCCTTCAGTTGGAGCATCGGAATTCCCTATTACACTTATCTTCTTAATACCAAAATTAGTTAATAACACATTATATTTTTCATCAAAAAGATCTATTAGCCTTTCGGCAACTTGACCAAGTACCAATTGACTTTTTGACAAAACTCTAAAATGATAATTTATATTTGGTATTTGAGAAGGATAAGAATAAAACTCACCAGGACGTGAACCGGACGCTTTTCTATAAATTAAAGCAGCATGGTAAACAGCAGTATAAACAACATCAAAAGAGGGATACCAAGCATAGACACGCTGATCATTCGCATCAATGCCCATAAGAGAAATCATTGTGGCATCTTCCGTTATTGTACTTACGATATATTCATCTATTTCAATCATTAGTTTGATTCCCAATAAATGTTGACTTTTAATACCCTGCGAACCATTGAACTTTTAACTGTTGATGATATTGCTTCTGCCATTCGATTTTGCATCCAATTTTTCCAATATTTTTCTTTTCGCCTAATTATACTGCCCCACCAATCAGGACGAGTACCATCAACGGGATCATTTAAAATTTTAAAATACTCACCAACTTCTAAAGCTTCACCCCCTGTTTTTGTTTTTGTTCCACCGACAACCACGCCTTTGCCTGGAATAAAAAAATAGTCTTTTTCAGTACCTTGAGGAGAATCAATACTAACAGTTAAAAAACCTTCATCATCAACCCCATACCAAATACTTTCATAAAGACTTCCCGTAGGCAGACCACTGCCATCTACTTGAGTTCCCGATGCTGGAGGGCCACCTGTTGCTGAAGCTGTATAATAACCAATGAGAGTATATCTTCCTTTTCCAGTTGCCCCTTCATCGATCATATATACTTTATAAGTTTTTCCAGAAGGTGCGGTTGCCAAACGATGCTGAATCTCAGACACCACCATAAAACCAAGATCATCTAATATGCGCCTGGACTCTGCTTCTACTCTTTTTAAAATAGGACGAAGAATCATTTCTGCCATAAATTTTCCAAGTCTTGATCGACCTGCAATTACTTCAATGGCAATTAATTCTTCTTTTATATCGGTTCTTATTGCCATTAAGTTTCACTTAATCCGCAATAAACTTCTTTATGGTGTAATGCTTTTCTGTCATAAACAGGCTGAACAGGCTTTACAAAAAGCTCATCTCCATTCCAAACAATTTTATCTCCTCTTTGAATATCTTGAGTTTTCTTAAAGAAAAACAAGTAATCATTTTCGGCACTAATACCTCCGGTCTGCAATCTTAATCCAGCGGAACTTTCAAATAAATTTTGACCACGACAAGGTACATTTTGATACAACAGGCTATAAGGATCATCCGACCCTGTATATCCATGACTTTCAGTTTTACTAATAGTCTTACGATAAATATCACACCGTTGAATTAATAAACTGTTATAGGCCATTATCCAAATGCCACCTTTCTATATGGCATCAAATTTTCAAATATAGTCGGAGCCAATCCTCTCAACTCTTTTTGAAAATCTGCTGACATTAATTTATAGGTATAATTGCCAATACGTTCAGATTGCATCATTTGATTATCGGGAGCATTGATAAATTGTTTTATTGCAGAAAAACAAAGATATTTTAAATCTGACATAGATTCATGATCATCGGAATATCCTCCATTCCATTTGATCTGAATATTTTGCAGATAAGAATAATCAAAACCTTGAGTGTAAACTATTTTACCTCTACGTGGATAAAGCATGTATCCATCAGAAGCATCATAGTCATCGGCAGCAGCAGCAGAAATAGTATTACCACTTACAATAAATTCGGTAACTGAATTTACCGGATAGGTAGGAAACCAAAAGGTGTATCCTTGAGGAGCATCAAAGACAGCATAATGAAGGTTATCAATACTGTATCCGGTATCCTGATCATCATAGGTATAGTCTCTGGCCTTTAATTTACGATTACAGAATTTTTCAAATTCAGTAGACACAGCATTAATTAAATCTTCTATCCTTGCTTTTTCTTTTTCATCCTCCAACCAATCTTCATCAGTATACATCTGATAAAAATAAGTGGTATCCATTAATGCATTATCATTTAAAGCCATTTTTTATTTCCTTTTTCTAATCGTAGGAAAAAGCTTATCATCACGCCCAGGAAATCGATGGTTATCAAAATCCTGCATTAATTTGTCTTCCGGTGATTGAAAAATTGCTTTGTTCTGAGGGGGGCCATACTGCATCTTTTTTCTCATTGCAGGATCATCAAAAACAGCTTTACCCTGCTCAACAAAACGATTAGCTTTACCAGCCTCCATCATTTGAATAACTCCTCCAAAAGATCTTATTAAATTTCGGTCTAACAGTTTTACCTTTACTTTCATAACAACCTCCTAAATCAAAAAGGGCAGATACCGGAATATCTGCCCTTTTATACTTCACACTATTCCGGTTACTCGTTTATACCAGAATTAAGTTGCGGATACTTTGGGCTTTCTGCCCGTACCGTAAGTCAAGGTAGGTTTGGTTCCCACCTGAGTTACAGGTCTGCGCTGATTCTCATAGGTCATAAACAGGCAAGACCAAACAACCGCATCGGTTCCAACGGTAACATTGACTCTGACATATCGATTGGGATCATATACCTCAATGAGATAAAGACCAGCTTCATCGATTTGAGCCACCGTAAGAAAGTCAGCATCCCAAGTGGATTGATCCGATGAATCCTGCACAATCAGATCCAAAGTTCCACCTGTGCCGACAGATCCGACATCAGCCAAAATCAAAAGACTATTGGGCAGTTGCACATCGGCCCAAAGGTCAACACCATCATCATCAGGCGCATTTGCAGCAGCACCAGCAGCATCGGACACTGCTTGCTGAAAATACCCGAATTTGTAATTTGAAAGCATATCAAACATAATTAATTCCTCCGTTAACGTTAATAAAAAATTTGTTTTTAGTTAAAAAATTCTCCTTCCGCTATAAATTAAGAAGTGGAGGCATCCAAGGCAACAAACGCCTGTGGGATTGCTGCTTGACCATCAAGACGACCAGAACATCTTAGGGCCGTTCTGTTATTGCGGAATTTGAAATGCCGTGAGGAATCCATTGAAAAATCCTGACGGAAACCAATATAATACCATGACCACGTTGCGAGAATAAGATCACCCGTAGATCCAAGAGCAGGAATCTTACCATCAGCCAAGTATGCAGGTTTGCCCAAGATCGTCATATCATAACCTTTGGCAAGATCGGTGTACATTTCCTGCAAAACAAGTTCTTTGGAAGAAGAAGTCACGGTTTGTCCACGAAGGGCAGCACGACCTTGTTTGGTAATAAACCAAACGGCATTGCTGTCAAAAACCGAGGGCATACGTGATTCCATATTCAGACAATCCTGTACTTCAATGGTATCTGCGGTCTGACGATAGACAGACAGTATGGAAGGATCATTGATGATGCCCAACGGTTGCTTCCCACCTGTACCCTGGATAAAGGATTTGTCGGTGTAATAATACCAAGCTGCTCTGAACAGTCTGGTAAGATAATTGATCAGATTGATAACCGAATCATCCAACAGAGTATTGGTAATTTCCGTATAACCTGCAAGCTCATGGACGATCATTTCAACCATGCCAAAGGTCGGTTCGGTCTCTGCCTTTTCACCACCTTCCTCTGTCCACTCAAAGGAGACTCCAGCAAAATGATCAAAACCTGCATCCTGCACATCGGGGTTTTGTTGCAATTTCGGAAACTGAATTTTCTCACCAGCCATAGGCCAAACGGTTGCTTTCGACCATACCAGAGTGTCTTCAGCATCATACATGATCATGATGTTGCGGAATTCTTCCGGTACAAGGTAGCCACCTTCCGTATCAACGGTCTCAGACATAAACTTACTGACAACACCTGTCTTCAGGTATGCAGCAAAGTCTTTGGCCCACTCCTGCATTTCTTGAGAAGCAGCAATCCAGGGGTTTGACTTGTTGTTCAAATTGATGATCGAACCTTTTTGAGTGGTCATCACACCACCGTCAATTTTAAAAGATCCATTGCCAAATTCAATCATGTGTTTTGTTTGCTGCTTATCAAATGGATGTTGAACATCATTCTGCAATTCTGCAATCATGGTTTCAACCGTACCCTTGATTACAGCGGAGAACTCATCCCCACCCATATAATCTTTTACTTGGGTGTTAAGCAGTTTAATCAATTCGTCCTTATTAAGTTTCATAACTAAAATCCTCCCTATAATAAAATTAGAGTAATTAAGGTTTAATGTTTATTTTGTCTTCTTTTTCCAAATTAAAAATTTCTCTTAGTTTTTGTCTAAAGACGCTATCAACTGTTTTAGCGACTTCCTTTGTTTCCAATGCATCATCATCAATTTCAATGACTTCATCGGAATTGGATTTATCATCGTCAGGGGATATTAACGAATCATCAATTTCGATTTCATCATCGGTTTTTGATTTAGATTTATCAGAATCATTATCATCTATTTCAGGTGTGGAATCAACACCTTTTTCATTAATTAATTTTTTAATACCATCCAACTCGACCAAAATTTTATCAAAAACCTGATCAAAGCCAGTGGCAAGACCCTCTGCCATTTTAAACATTTGTGTGGAAATCATTTCTTCAATAGCTTTTCCAAGTTCAAGAATGATTTCCTCCTGAGACTTTTCATCGTCTTTATCAAGAGGGGCAGGACAAACATCGGGTTCAACATCATCTTCAGACGGTACATCCTCACTGGTTAAAACTTTAGGTTCATCGAATTCAGGAATTTCTACTTCTTCATCCTTTACATCGATTTCCCACTGCTTTTCCTCATCATCGGTAATGACAAAGTTATAATAAAATTGTTTGTAAGTCGGTTCATTGTTTTCTGTGATCCAATTTTTAATATCACCAGTACTCCACTTTTCAGGATCAAAGTAATAACCAACAGCAACCTTTTGCTCATCGTTATCATATGCAAAAAGAGTTTGAATACTGCCATCTCCATAATCGACAACTTCCGGTGTACGGTATTCGGCAAACTGTTCACGAATCGGATAAAAAAGACCACTTTCGGTTTTGGCAAACAAAGGAACATATCCCAACTGCAAAAGATTTTTCTGATCATCGGACAAATCATTTTGAAGCACTGTAGCATTGGGATTGGCAGGAACGGTTACTGCGGAAATCTCAAGCAATTCCTGTTTCATAAACTCCATGCCACCACTCCAACGATTTTCTTCATCTCTCCAATCAAAATCAATACCTCTGAAACCAACTGAAAAAGAAGTCAGAAAACCATTTTTATACTTATTATAGATTTTCATGCTTTGATCATCATCGGCATCAAATTGAGGTTTGAACATCAGCTTCTTTGCAGTTTTATCTACCCATGTTCGCAAAGACTTGGCAACCGGAATTGCCCAATAATCATGACTCCAAGGAACCATCGGGTTCTTTTTAAAGTTTTTCAAATTCCATCCATCCTGACGAATGATGTCCTTATCCCGATCCTCATCTTCAGTAGAAGCCACGGCAATAAAGGATTTCTCCTTATCATCTAATTGTTCAATTTTTTCCACCGTAACATCCATTGCCTTAACCGGATCACCATCTTTTTTAACGGGGCGACCATCTCTTGCTAAAATGTTGTAAGCCATAATTTTTACTCCTTTACAATTGTACAATCACAAGTAAAATTTAATATTTCATTCGGGAATCTCAAGCGCATATTGCCTATTTGAAAATTATCCTCAGACACATTATTTTTTAATTTACCCTTGTGTCCACATTCATTGGAATTTATAACCCAATGCATTTCAGATTTGTTTTCTCTAAAGATTAACCATTTAGCATAGTTAATACACGCTCTGGACAAGGAATTTGTTATTTTGGAAAGCCTTGGATTTGATGCTAATTGATCTTTTAAATAATCATCCCACTTTTCATTTTCCCATTTGGGATTTTTTAATAATGTGTTCTTATACTCGTCTACTACCTTATCCACCATTGGAGCAATCCAATCTGACATATCAATAGGATTATCAACTGAGATTGTTTTTTCTCCTAAGTATTCAAGCATATGAACGACCATACCAACGGTTATATCAGAAAATATATGTTTTAAATCTTTATCGATACTCTCTACTTTTGAACTACAAAGATTTTCTTCAATATAACCAAAAACAATACTTCTGACTTCATCACATAAAAATTTAAATTGTCTGTTGCTCAATGATCTGCCATCCGTAGGGTTATCATCTCTATCATCTGATCCATCAGGATTTACGTGAGAATCAGGTTCATCATCCCTATCGTCATCCTCTGGATCTGGAGTTGTTTGAGCCATAAGTTGTGCATCGATAATTTCATCTATTCTATCCAATGGAACCATATCTTTTGAAACAAGAATACGATCTCCTCCATTAACTGCATCAAGTTTATGTGTCTTTTCTCTAAACTCATTAACAGTTAACGTTGGCCCACCTACATGAATTCGTCCTTCCTGTACTTCAATTAATCGATCTCTTGGAATTGGATTTTGATGTCGGAATTCAATGTCATTACTGAAGGTAGATAAAATACCCTCAGTTAATTCCTCATCCCACATTGTAAGCCGTGGTTGAATTGATTCTCTGTTAAAAGATATATCAGATTGCACATCCCCTGCTCTGCCATTATCGCCAAAACCCAATTTAGATTTAGGTATTCTATATGCAGCAAAAACTTTTTCCCTTGTCCATTGAGCAAGATTTAAAAATTCAAAATCACGATTGGCATACTGTAGTGGTATTGGTTTTAAACCTGAATCTAAAACAGCAACATCATGAAACGTTCCCTGATACTTTCCTTTCCAACGTTCTTTGATTTCATCTGCTTTTTCCTGGTCAAGAGCTTCATCAGTGGTTAATGCAAAATCAATTCTGGCTGAATTTTTAAAAAAATCCCTTTCATATACTTCAATGTAGGAATCAATATCTTGAGCATAAGCTTGTGCTTGAATGGGGCTTGCGCCGAGATAAGGCTTTATCGGATGGATGTAATTAAGAAAAATTAATTCATTAATATCGAAACTAACAAAACTGGATGCACCTGTTCTAAAAACATATTTTACTGAAGGATTAATCAAGTCATCGGAAACATCAACCTTTATAAAATCATTCATA